GAATGTAAATCGTGTGCATCGTGAACGGAGGGCAGGAATGATAGCCGACATGTTGTTGCATGTCAATACAAAAATGCAATCACTCGTTTCCATGATGCGTCGTAGTGCTTCTTGCGCTTGCTTCGTTAGACCGTCTGCTTCGTCAAGAAGAATCATGATTTTGTTCCAAAGACCTGCGGACATTGACAACTCCTTGATACGCTTGCGGATTGCGTCTATGCCACGCTCGTCGGAAGCATTCAACTCATACAAAGTATAGCCGAGTTCATGTGCCAAGACATAGGCGGCTGTTGTCTTACCCGTCCCCGGCACTCCGTCAAATAGGAGGTTCGTTGGAGGGTTCTCTTTCCATTCGTCAATGTAAAAATACGGTAAGGCACTATCATTTGCGCCTATCACTTGTTCAATTGTTTTTGGGTTTAATTCACTCATCGTTTCACCGACCTTATCGCCACGGTTGGTGGGGGGTTTATAAGCAATGGAGCAAATAGGCAACCGGGACGGAGGGTTCTCACCTTTCACATGTGGCGGTTTTGTTTGTTTCTTCCCCACTGCTCAAACTCCCCCTCCGTCCCCTCTTTTTGATGTTTCAATTCTTGATTTCTCGTTTCTTTATTGAAAGAATAACAAGATAAGTTTCCTTCAATACAAGAACCATAATTCAAGAAGTGTGTTCAAAGAGAGGCGTATGCTCACTCTTC